GCGAGCTTGCCGGTATTGGCCGCGGTTTCCTGCATTGCGGTTAGCATACTGGCCTGGATTGTTCCGGATAGCACCGAGGAAATGTCCCCGCCCCCGATTGCCTGGAGGGAGGAGGAGGTTAGTAATTCCTTAACCAAGGGGATTTCGAGGCCCGCCTTTTTCTCCTTTGGCGCGGCCTCCAGCTGCTTAATTTGAGCTTCTAAGGCCGTAACCAGCTTCCCGAAATATTCCTTATCCCGTTCGCTTCTGCCGGAATAACTGGCCCTTTCCTTAATATTGTTAATGGCGTCTCGAATCCCAGGCACGAAATTTTCAAGGCCGGAAGCAATCATACCGGCGTCCGAGATCGCCTGTTGCGAGATTGTACCCCCTGTGGTCGTTTGGCTGGATTCGCCAAAGGAAAAAGGATTCCAATTAAATTTAAAGGCGTTCCGGTATGCGTTACCGACCAAGTTCGACGCTTGGGTACTACTGTAACCCTCGGCAAGATTCTTTAACGGTTTCTCTTGGAATGTTTCCTTAAGGACCCGCTGAAACTGTTCAATCTTGGCCTGTGTTTCCGACAGTCGGATAATAGACTCCCGCGACATTGTCCCCATTGATTTGGTAAACGCCTCCAGGGATTCGCGGCCATTCTTAAAGATCGCCGAAAGCTCCTTACCGCGGATACCAAAAAGGTTCATCGCACGTTCGCCGACCAGGCCCTCGTAACCGGTTTTATCGTATGCGTCGGCCAAGCGCCCGAGGACCTCAATCGACGAGATATTGCCGGAATTGATCTCCTTTTGAGTAAACCCGAATTGCTTTAAAATCGAAATATACGTTTGGTTCCCCTTGGCTGCCTCCGACCGGACCTTATTAAAATAATTGGTCGTCCTAGCGACGGTTTCCATAGATACCCCTACCTCCTTGCCATACTTGGCGAGCTGCTGAAATTGGGCGTCGCCCGATCCCCCGAACCGTTTGAGGGCCAAATCCATTTCGCGGAAATATTGGAGGGTTTCGGCGGCCCCCTTTACGAAATTGGAAAAAATGTTGGCAAGCGCCAGGGAGGAGAGGATCGACGCCGAGATACTTTTTTGGAAATCCCCAAACCAGGACGTTAAGGAGGACCCGGCGCGGTTAACCGCGTCCGACGCCCCCTTGGCAACGTCGGTGAAATCCCCGCCAAATTTAACTTTTACGTCGTCGGCCATAGATTAATTTTTGCGATCTCCTGGGGTTTTGGCGGTCAGCTTGGCGGCCTCCTCGGCCTTGTATCGCTCCATTGCGGCCCATTCGACGTCGGATACGACCTCGACCTTTGCGCCCGCGGCAATGGTATTGGCGACGTGCAGCCAAATGGCCTCGGCCTCCGGCATCGTCCACGCCTCGGTTAAGGAACAACCGTTACGGGTTAGATTGCTTACGATAACCAGGGGCCAGGGGACGCCTCCAGATCGGCCCTCGCTTTCCTCCTTGGACCAGAAACGCGGCCAAAGGGATTGCGCCTCCAGGTATGCGACCATTTTTGCGGCCTCCTCGGCCAATACGGCGTTACTAAACGTCATACGGCCAATCCACCAGGATTCGCGGAGGGTATGGGGGCGCCGGATATGCTCCAGGTCGTACGTTGATAGGATACGGACCGCGGCGAGCATATGTTTTGCGGTAAGGGGCTTGGTCGTATCCAAGATCGGGCTGTCGATTGCCTCCAAGGCAACCCGATGCCGGAGGCAGAAAGGCAAAAGACGAACCCCGCAAACCAGGATTTGGGGTCGCAGGATTGTCGCGGCCTGGGTCCAACGGGAGGCCACGGGCGTAAGGTTACGCGGGTTAGGCGATCTCCTGGTATTTAACCAGCTTCATCGTTACCTTGCGAAAGGCGTTGTTAGCGCCGTCGTTAGTAACGCCTTTAATGATATAAAGGACACCGTCGTAAGTAAATTGCATACCGGCCTCGGGGATCGACCCGCCGGTCTTAAGGACGCCGGACATCGTGGTTTCCAGGCGCTGGTCGTCCAGGCGGTCGGTAATAACGCGGCCCGTCTCGTCCATAACCTCGACGTCGAGGGCGGGTTTTTGGTCTACGGAATCGGTTTGAATCGTAACGAAAATCCCCGAATCGAGGACGCCGAAAACGTGGGAAACGCCGTAAGTTTGGGGGAGGGCCATAAGGGTCGGTCGGTTATTGAAACAACGCGGGAGTCAAGTTTACGCCGGATAGGCCGCGACAAGGGTATACTCCACGATATTACCGTACCGGCGATCCGCGACGCCCTCGTCGTCCGAGACGACCCAAGAGGCGTAAAGGGTCCCCTGGGTCCAAGCTGCGGCCAAACCGGCGGCGTCCTGCATAATCCCCTGGACGGCCTCGACCCGTTCCCGGTGCTGCGCCAAGGTCGAATCGTCCGCGGACGAATAGACGTAGATTTTAAGGGTAACGACGAAATTACCCAGGGGGTTCCCGCCAAGATCGGGGTGCGCATTGGCGCTTTCCGCGTGGAGGATAATGATCGGAACGGACCGGATTTCGTCCGTTTGGCCCGCGTGCAGCTCAACGCCAGGGAGGTAGGCGGCGTTTTGGGTAAACCAGGCAAGCGCCGATTGCTCGGCAATGGTACGGATTCCGTAGAGGGTAGGCATAAGATCAAAAATATTTGGCGGTCCGGGTCGTTTGACCGCGGGCCGATGCGACCCAAAGGGGGACCTTTTGCTTATTCAGCTCGGCGGCCATTTTAACCCGCATTGCGTAAGCCCGATGGGAAATCGCCATTTTAACGAATTTATCGTTACCGGCCTTGCCGCCGATCAAGTTACCAACGGTAACCTCGGGTTTCATCGGTTGGCCGATCTTATCCTGGGCAATGGCGTTTTCCTTACCGCCCGCCTGTTTGGCCCAGGCCGGGGCCTTAATTTTCCCCTTAATCTGGACCCCGGCAAAGTAATACGCCGATTTTAACGTCCCGACGTCCTTCTGCTGCTGCTTAATATATCGCTCGATATCGCGGTCCTTGGCGACGATTGCAAAGGGTTGTTTAGCGCCTCGGGCCGTGGACGAGAGGGAACCGCGTCCGTTATCGGTACGCAGGGATCGGTGGATACGCCCCATCGTCGAGAGGTCGCCGGAATCGACGAACGCCATAAGAGGGCCGCCGCCGTACTTCTGTTGGAAAGCTTGCCACCGAATGGCCTTACCCTTCCCCTGGACCCGTTCGCCCTTGCGCTTGGTCCACATTTTAAAGACGTCGTACTTACCGACCGCGGCAATCTGCTCCTTTGTCGCCAGCTCAACGGGTCGGAAAATTTTACGGATTGAGTTTTTGACGTTATCGTTACCGGTGGTCTTGGCCTGGCCGGTCCCGCCCGATCCGGGCTTTTTGCCGGAAAAGGGCCGAGAGTAGGCGATCATATCCTGGCAGAATAGGGCCGCCTGGTCGCGGACGACCTCGCCCAAGGTTTTCCCCATAACCAAGGAATAATCGTGCAAATGGTCCATTAGCGCCGAGGCGTCTACCTGGACGTTTTTTCGGGCCGTGGTCGCCATTAGGCAGGACCGGCAGCGCCCTCGACGCGGACAATAACCCAGGCCGAGGGGGGACGGTCGTTAATGGCGACGATTCGGTAACTAAGGCCGTTATAGCTCATAAGGTTACCGTATACGATAACCCCAGGATGGAGATCGGCGTCCGTCTTTAAAAACTTAACGTCGAACGCGGTCGTATTAAGGAAACCGCCGGTTTCGAGGTTTTGCTGGACCATCGGCGGCCCCATTAGGACGTTAAAGGCGGTTGCGGCGCCAGATCCGCGACGGACCGTTACGGCCTTGGGGATTTCCGCAAGGATCGTGGCGGCGTCGGCAGCCCATTCGGCGTCGTAAAGGCCCATATGGCAACGCGGGAGTCAAAAGCCCGCCAAGGGCCGCCGGGAGGGGTCTATGGCCCTACCCAAAAGAAAAGGCCCCCGACTGGGGGCCTTGCTTTCGGACTAACCCGTTAGGATTAGAGGTCCGAGATAACGACGCGGAGGGCGGCGTTGGGGTTACCGACCGACTGGCCGATAATCCAGGACGCCGAGATATTGGACAGGCCCTTGGTCCAGTCGTACCAGCTACGCAGGGAGAAAGCGAAACCGCTATCCGGGTCCTGGACGGTGAGCTGCTCGCCGCCGCCGGTCGTCGGGGCAGCTGGCACTCGGGTAACGATCACGTGGCCCTCGCGGCAGGAGGCGATGCCATTAAGATGCTCGCCAGCAGGGGCGGCGCTCCAGGTATTAACCTCGTAAATGTCGATACCGTGGAGGCGACCGACCTTACCGTCGCGGATAACCGAGGTATCACCGATGGAGAGATACTGGGCAACCGAGGGGTCCTGGAGGAGCTGGCCGAAGGCGTCCGGAGTGAGGAGGAGCGAACGGTCGTTAAACGGGAGGTTCGCCTTGGTCATATTGGTAGCGCCACCGGCAACGGCGAGGCGGTTGAAATTGGCCTTGGTACCGGAATAGAAGGGCGTGCCAGGGTAGGCGGCCGCGGTGGTCTGGCCGATAACGCCGTCGAAAATGCTGGTAACCGTGGCGTTCGCCATCGGGGCGATAAAGACGCGGCGGAGCATATCGAGGGAGATCGTGGCGACCTCGGTATCGGTGAAGGACGTCATAACGTAGTTATGGTCCGAGAGGGTGATCGCAACGTCGTTAGAAACGGCGTCCTCGGCGACAAAGCCGGTGGCGCGGTCGTACGTCGAGGCCGTAAAGGCGTCGGCGTAACGGGTATGGACGACCTGGCCCTTTTCGGCGACGTAGGCGCTGAAATCGGTCGTAACGATCTTATTGAGAGGGGCGAGGACCGGCACCAGGGTACGCAGCGTTTCGGCGGCGACGAACTGGGGGGCCAAACCCTGATTGAGGACGGAGTTGGACATATGAGTTTAGGGGGAGATTAGGGGGAGAGGGGGTTACTTAATGCCCAGGTGCGCCACAATGGCGGACCGGTGCTTATTGTAAAAGGCGACCTTTTCGGCCGGATTTGCGATGCCGCAATATTCGGACCAGATTTCGTCGTTACTCTTGGCGGCGGCGTTATCGGCCGGGGAGATTTCCGCGGGGGCGACGCCGACCGACGAGGCGATCTTGGCGGCAACCTTACCAACGGATTCGATTTGGGCGACGGCCTGGGCCTTAAGCTCGTTAGAGGCGGCAAGCGCCTTGGTAAGCTCCTCGACCTTGGCGGCCAGGGTATCCCGTTCGGCGACGACACCGGCAACGGCGGCGAGCTTTTCCGACAGATCGGAAACCTCGGCGGCCTGGGCGGCGACCTTGGCCTTGGCCGCGGAAAGCTCCTTGGACGCAGATTCGGCCTCGGTAGACTTGGCGCCGAACGCGGCCTTTAGGGCCTTAAGGGATTGTTCAAGGGTCATAAGGTTACGAATTAGGACAACGCGGGAGTCAAGCGATCCCGCGGGACCGGTTGCGGACGCCTTTCTTTTCCGGCTCCTCGTCGGTTTCGACGGCCTTGTCGCCGGTGTCGGATTCCTCCTCGGCCTTTTCCTTGGCGTCGTCGTCGTCCTTCTCCTCGTCCTCGGCCTGGGGTTCCTTGTCGTCCTCGTCCTCGGATTCGGGCTTTTCCTCGTCCTTATCCTCGGCCTTGGGTTCCTTGTCCTCGTCGGCGTCCTCGGATTCGGGCTGCTGATCGGCGTCCTCCTCGTCGTCCGCGTCCTCGGCCTTGGGTTCGTCCTTTTCCTCGTCGTCCTGGGATTCGGGCTTATCCTTATCCTCGTCCTCGTCGGTAATAGGATTTGACGGGGTTTCGTCCTCGTCGTCCTCCTCGTCGGAATTGGCCTTACCGTATTTCTTACCCTTCTTGGGCATAGGTTCGGCGCCGTCCTTTTCCTCGTCGTCCGGGGATTTCTCGGCCTTTGCCATAAGGGCGCGGATACCGCCAGGGATACCCTTAAGGGCGCGGGCGGCAGCCATACGGCCCATACCCTCGTCCTCGTCGGATTCCTCGGCCTGGCCGCCACCGGTCGAACGGGCGTCGTTTGCCTCGTCGGCCTCGATCTGCGCCGCAACCTCGGCGTCCAGGGTTTGCATAAGCTCGTCAAAACCGTTGGTTAGCGCCGTAACGAAACCCTTTTCGGCGGCCTTGGTACCGGAGAAACATTGTCCCTCCATATCCGCGTCCTGGACGAATTCGCGGACGAGCTTAACGTCGGCCTTAAAGTTATCGGCAATCTCCAGGACACCGACCAAGAGATCGTCCCGCTGCTCCTTGGATAGCGAGGTCCCCGGCGTTCCGGCGCCCTTCAGATTCCCGGATCGGATAACGTCAACCGCGACGCCCTCCTGGGCATAGGCCGCCGACATATCGTTAAAGACGATGTAACAACCCACATTTGCCACGGTGGACGAGGGGGTTGCGTAGAATTCGGACGCCTGAGACGCAATCCAGTAGGCCGCCGAGCAACAATCGCCGGAGGTAAAGGAGATCGTGCGCTTTCCGCATTCCCGGATACGTTTGGCAAGCTCCGGCACGCCGACCGCGGAACCGCCAGGGGAATCGACGTCCAGAATGATCGTCGTAATCGACGGGTCCCGTTCCGCGTCCTCCAACATTTCCTCCACGGCCTCCAGATCGCAAGCGCCGCACGCGGCCTCCAGGTCGGACAAATTACGACCGATTACCCCCTTAATGGGGACAATCGCAAAGGGCGGGAATTTTTCGAGCGCACATTTAGCGCCGAAGATCGCGGCCAACATATCCGACATATCGGACGCCTTGGCCCCGAGGGGGAGCTTAATATCGGCGCAGCGTTCCAGGAACGCCTTAGCGATATTCGGTTGGATAAGGACGGGTCGATTGGCCCGGATATCGTTTGAGAGATTACGCATAAAAGTAGGGATTAAGAGGGTTCGCCGTCGAAAAGGGGTTGGAAATCGGTTGCGCCAGGGCCAGGGTTGCCACCGGAGGCGGCGGCCTGGTTAATATCGGCAAGGGGAGTATTGGCGGGGGCGAAGATCGACGACGGCGGCACGCCGAATTCGGACGCGGTATCGTTAATAAGCTTGGCGTCGGAAGCTCGGCGCCGGACCTCCTGGCGGTAATCCATTCCAAGCTCGGCGTAATGGTCGGACAACGTCTTAAGGCCGGTCGTAATGTCGGCCAGGTTTGCGGCGGCCTCGCGGCCCGCGTCCACCGAGATACGGCGGGGAGTTACCCAATTAACCTTATTCCAATTATCGTTTGCAGGGAGATCGCCGCGGGCAATGGCCGTACCGATAACGTAGGCGTAGATCGGATTAAGCGCCCTATGGATAAGCATATCCTGGCGAGAATTCACCGTGCGCTCGGTTTTAGCGACGACCAGGCGGGTAGCAGCTCCCCCGCTTTTAGTGGGATCGCCCGAAAAAGCCCAAGGGAGGAACCCGGCGCAACTGTCCTTCTCCAGATATTCAATCGCGGAAACGGTGTTCGGGCTTGGGCGGCCCGATTCGACCATTTTAAGGTCCTCACCGGGGGCCAAGGCGACGGTTTTACCGCCGATAAAGGCGCCGACCTCCTCCGGGTTTTGGTAAACCTGGTTAGGGTAATCCTGGGGGCGCATACCAAACGCCTCGAAATCCGCGGTAGACCCGTCGAATTGCGGATTTTCGCGGGTGATCGTGCGAACCACGTCGCCCGCTACTTTCATTGCGACCTTCTCCAAGCTCAGGATTTCCAAAATATCAATCAGATTATTGATACTATGTTGCAGCGGGCTATACGCCCGAGCGCCGGAGGAGCTTTCGGGGTGGTAGACGTGGAGGATTGAATTGGCCGAAACATTCCGGTTCGTACCGTCGGATCGGATAACATTATACCCGACAACGGCCCCGAATTTATTGAAAACGATACCGTCCCAAACCCCGTCAACCTGGCCCTGGGCCGTAGACGAGGCCCCAACGCGGTGGGATTCGATAAGCTGGATAAGGGGACCGGACGAATTAAAGGTTTTAAGGACGAAAATCTCGCCGTCGATATCGACCCGGCGGGACATTAGGGACTGGCATTCCCAAAAGTTAAAGCGCCCGGTAATCTCGCAAGGTTTATTGGCCCATTCAAAAAAATACGAATCGTATAGCTCGTCGATCTTGGCGTCGCCGGTTGCGGCCTGGGCGCGGATACCAGGGCCGACCGAATAAAGCGCCATATCGGCGATAAGCTGCCGGACCAAACCGGCATTAACCGCCAACCAACGCATTTTCCGCGTTAGCTCCTGGCGGTCGAACGTGGTCATTACCCGCTTCTGATCGGCGGGCCACGGCGTATTAACCCATTGGCGCTTATTGCTATACTTAGCGCCCTCAAACTGAGAGAAAATCCCCGATCCCCCGCCGGAACCGCCGTACGCCTTGGCCTTAAGGCCCTTGCGCTTGGCAAGCTCCGTAACGTCGCGGACCGCCTGGCGGACCTTTTTCTTTAGGGGTTCCTGCTTTTTGGGGGCCATAAATCGAGATTAAAGGCCCCGGAAATTCCAAAGGCCGTTATAGACGCGGACGCGGTCGATCCCGCCGTATTGTTGCGGGTCCTTGATTTGGAGGGCGTACCGGCATTCGATCATTACTTGCTCGACCGTCATAGGCCAATCTTTCGATACGGACGTCCCGGAATCGGAATAGCTCATTAGGACGCGGCCCGAGGCCAGGTTTTCGTATGCCTTTTCGACCAGGGCCTCGATTCGGGCCTGGGAAAGAATAAGGAAACAACCCGTCGGACGTGCCATATGCCAACGCGGGAGTCAAAAAACGGGCGATCCCCGTACCCTATGCGATACGAGGACCGATGCCACCCCCGCGAACAAGCCCGAACGGTAGAGGCGCAATCCAAATTTGCCTCGTTTTTGCGATCTGTCAATCGGCCTTGGGCCAAAATGTCCACGGTATCAACCCTCCTGGGCCTCCTCGGTTTCTGGCGCCGGTTCCTCGGCCAGCTGCGCCGCCTTGCCAATCAACCTCCAGGCCATTGCGGGCAGGGTAATGATTACCTCACAATCCCAAAAATGGTTGGGGCGTCGGTCGATCTGTTCCCATAGCGGGCGGCCCCCCGTCTTAATCTCGCGGCGCTCGGATTGCATTTGCTTAAGGTATTCCTCCGGGGCGTCCGCGGCGTAAGTATTCAACCCCTTGCGGATAAGCAGCGAAAGGGTATCCTTGGTTCGGAGGTTAGAGAAATAGAATCGTTTGCATCGCTTTTGCCCGACGGCCTCGACCACCGGCGTCGAATACGCCCGCATTTCGACCTTATTCCCCATCGGCGTACGGATTTTCCAAGGGAATTCGTTACGTTGATCTCCTCGGGTCGCCGTCCAACCGTGGGCGGCGCACGCCATAAGGGCGTCGTCGGGCTTATAACCCGAATCCAGGAATACGTTAGCCGCGTGGACCTCATTCTTTTTAGCGATATCCACCAGCTCGCCCAGGGTAAGGGTAAACCCGCAACCGACCAACCGGGATCGCCCGTCGCCCGAGAAGGATCGGACAACCCAGTAAAACCCGGATTGTTGGAAATCGACCCCCATAAACCGCATACGGACGAAATCCGGCGCCGCCCGCATATCGCCGGTAATGTCCTTGGCGGGCCGCGGCTTACCCATAACAAACCCGCCCTCGTCGTCCCAGGCGTCGCCGAGCTGATACTTACCCTCGGCGGCCCCGATCTGGATTTCGTCGGCCTCCTCCTTGTACGTCCGGGCCAGGCGCTGCATTAGGAAATCCCGGCGCTTACTGTTATCCCCATTCTCGGAGTAATGGCGCTTACTCTCGATACATTCGACCGCCAGCTCGCCCCAGGATAAACCAAGCTCCTGGGCGCATAGGGCGTTCCAATGGTAACCGCGGCGGGAGGCGTCCGGGTTTTGGGCAACGTAATGCCCGGTTAAGTTTAGATCGGTACGGACCGAAACCCGGTCGGGGAAATGGACCTTGCAACCCTTGCATTGGTACGTCGTACCCTTTTTAACCGCGTTAAGGTCCCAACCGGTCGATTTCTTGGCCTCCTTGGGGAATATAACCTGGTCCCATTCGTACCCCTGCGCCGTTCCGCAGCTCGGGCAAACCCAGGTCCAAACCCGTTGATCGGTGCCGGACCACCAGAAAGACCATTCCCCGCCGTCTAATCCGGCCTGGGAAACAAATACGACCTTACTCCTGGCCTTGTTCGCCGATACGCGGCGCTCGGCCCTCGCCAACGCCCCGGAATCCCAACGCCATACCTCGTCCCCGAATAGGTACCGGATCGAACGCCCGTGGAGATTGGAATCGTTTTTGGCCCCCAGGACCCAACAGGGATTCGACGCAAAGTTAATAACCCCCTCTTTCGGGATACCGGCGGGGAGCTGCGCCCGCGTCGGGTCGCATACGTTCCATACCCTGGTTAGACGAGACTCCAGGTAATCCTTAGCGTTACGGTCGATATCCGTAAGGATAAGGGTCGGCCCCGGATCGTTTACCGGGATAATGCAGGACGCCCCCTCAATCAAAAGGGATTTGCCAAGCTGGACCGCGGCCTGGACCCCGATCTCCTGGACCTCCGGGTCGAAAATGGCCTCCAGGGGTTCCCGCAGCCAAGGCGCCGACGAGATCGAGAAACCCCCGCCGTTACCGCGGGCCGAATAGGGGATACGGGTAAGGAATCGCTCCAGGAATTCAACCGGGCGCCGGTAAGGGTTCGGGGCCAGGATATGCCTTAAATCCCTCTCGAAACCGTTAGCTTTCATTCGGGGGCGTTTCCTCCTCGATTGGCATATTATCGAAATCCGGGCGCTCCCCGGTAACCTGGGCGTCCAAGGTTTCCTCGATCACCGTTGCGGCGCTATCGGCCCATTTAGCCAAGAGGGAGTTAACCTTTTCGTCGATAACCTTATACGCCTTACCCTGGTTATCCGGGTTAACCTGGTTTGCTACCGCGTTGGCAAATGCCAGCATATCGGCCTTAATCTCGGCGATAACCCGGCCAAATCGCTCGATTGCCGCGGACGTCTTAATCAGCTCCTTGGATTCGATCTTTCGGGCCAGGGATTCCCGTTCCAGCTTAACCAAGCTTTGGACGATTGATTGGTACGTCGTATACAGCTTGGGCGCCTGGGTATCCCCGGCGTTGCGGGCCGCAATGTAAGCTTGTCGGGCCGCCTCCTTAAGCTCGCGGTGCCGGACCACCGTATCCTCGAAATCGAGATCGGGCGAGACGTCGTCGGGGTTAACGACGATTGCCGCCCGCTGCTCGACGCCGCCGCGTTGCCCGCGGAGTAATCTGGCGTGCCTCCAGGATTCTGCGGCCTCCAGGGAATCCACCGGCATACCCTGGCGAATGAGCGCCGCCGCCCTCGCGGTCGTAAACCCGAAATGTTCGGCGATCTGTTTATTTGAAAGTTTAGGGCGGTCCGTCATTTAAATAATCGTTTAGTTTTGGCAGCTTGGCAGGAATACCCTTTCCCCCACGCAAAACTGCGTTTTTCTGTCACTTTTTTCCGGGGTCGCGCC